TGTGCAACTCAGGCTCACCCCACAAGAGTATGATATGCTCCAGGCCCAGGCCCAAGCCAAGGGGCTCAAGCTTGCTGCTTATCTGCGATCTCTGATTTACGAGCATTCCAAGCAAGGATAAGGGAGGGATAGAAAAAATGAAAAAGTTATTACTATTAGTTATGGTGATTGGATTGGTGGTGGGTGGGTGTGCCGGGATTAGCAATAACATGCAGAGACAGGTAGGTACTCATATAAGCACGATCATTCAACAACATGGACCTGCACAGTCAGTTACCCCGGATGGGATTGGAGGATTGTGCTACACATGGCGAAATTGGATCCCGACCGGATACGGAAATGGCTACTGGAGATCCCGCACCTTCTATGCTGATAAAGAAGGTATCATTTATAGGTGGTATTGGAAAGGATTGTAGGAACGAGAGATGGACCTGGTAAAGATGCCAGTGTAAATGGAGGAATCAATGATCGAATTTGAATTGTTCATAATTATTATTCTTTTGGTTGCGTTACTTCTTAAAGGGTATAAGGTTCAAAGATGAACAAGAGAGGAGGGAGGAAGAAGATGGGAGAAAACGCAAGAGAGATGCCGGTGGTCAAAATCAATGCCCCGTTGGAACTGGGAGATGTAATCGAGGACGCTTTCGGGGATAGATATGTCTTGACAATAGATGATAAAGCCCAACACGTTTGGCCAACAGACGAAGGTATAGACCGAGCTCTCGGTGAAGATCGCTGCTGCCCTGTATGCGGTTATGACGGTCTCTGGTATGAACCCAAAGAGATCCATCGGCAGAAAGTACGCCAACTGTTCACTGATATTATGTGGGGAGACAAAGATGGAAGGGGGGATGATAAATGAAGAAAGTTAAAATCAAAAAGCTAGAAGATGGAACGGTTGTTGTGTTGGGAAAGAGGCTCTTCGATCCCCGAATCGGTAAGTTTAGGAAGGCTGGGAATCAAAATCCCGCCTTGATCCTCCGTGATTTGCTCGTTAGGAATGGAAGTAAGCTGACTAAAGAGGATGAAAAGTGGTTTAAGAAGATGGCAAGTTTCTGTGATGAGAATATCGCTCCGCTAAAAATGAAGATGGAGATTACTGGATGAGAGGAGGAGAGAAAAATGAAAAAATTGATCATTCTATTGGCTATGGTGATTGGTTTGGTGGTGAGTGGGTGTGCTTTTGATGATTGGGCAAGGACAGATGATAGCCCAATGAATAAAGCCCAATTTAAGAAAGATTATGACGGATTCAAGGGGTGTAAATTCTGGTCGATATACGGTAAGGGTTCAAATTGGGGTTTAAGTTTTATACCGCTTAATATCCAGCCAAACTTAGGAGGGTTTCAAGGAGATAGACTAGATCAATGTATGCAAGAGAAAGGATATAGAGCATCGGAAAGATAAATCTTAATCTGGATCATCATTGTAAATCGAGGAGCTTTCATCCATGAAATTTATTGGAATAAGTCCCTGTTGTGGGATCCCCATCGATTTGACCCTCAACTTCTTAGCCGTCCACTTGGGAAATGAGTGCGTCACCAATGCCATGTCACCCGGTTCAAGCACCCACGTCCTTGGATGGCAGGGGAAGGTAAACTCCTTATTAAATTGATTTCTGATCAATAAGTATTTAGCTATCTTCTTCGCCTGTATCATGCTCGTTGTGCCAATCAGGGTTACTTCCATGACATTAGGATCACCACTGTAACTTATCGCAGAGAGGTCTTGTCTGGTGGCAAAATTCGCTGTGTAAAAATTCTCTTTATCACTGAACGTACATTTTACAACGTTTGGAGTTTCGACAACCCCTGGAACATCAATTTTAAATGATTGGGGATTGATGTCGATATCATCTTCGGTGAGTGACATGACTGCTGCATCGTCGGTGAATGTCTTCAGGTAATATTTTCCCTGACTCCAGATCACATACACCTGAAAGTTGATCATGATCTGTTCCATATGATCGCCAAATGCCTGCCTATCGATAATCAATCCATCAAAATAGTAACCATTGGCATCACACCAATTTGCTACATCCATCACTGAGTCAAGATCGATATTCGCAATGGGAATGCTGAGACCATATCTGGTGCTTGTCATAAAATCCAGCCAGACCAAGGCAGGATTTCTACTAAACGCTGTCAAGGTGCTTCGAGGATCATAGAGCTTTCTCCCCTTAGCCACAATCGAAAAATCATTCAAGCTCTTCCAGGCTTCCTCTTGATACGTCAACCTGAAGTAGCTGTAAGCTGTATTCCTCATGGTCGCATTCCATTGAGGAACCTCATATTTCAACTGGCTATCTACTTCTTGGGTTGGGGTACCGAGATGTAGAGATTGATAGGCCAAATCCGGACCCGCGGGTCCACCATAATGTTTATAATAATCAATAAGACGTTCCCCGATGTAAATCCCATCTCCTGCGAAGAAAGTCCACACGTCCGTGAGGGTGTGACCAGTGACAGAATCGAATTTAATCTTGACCCCATTATTTAGAGTTTGGAGTGCCCCCGTCATTGGAACGTTAGAGACATCCCAGGACGTGCCACCATCATCAGACCACCTAAAGGTATCAATGGCTCCGACACTGTCAATGTTGATCATGTAATATACAGACGCGCCCACAAAGAACCTCCATTAAGGAGCGACAAATTCGCCTCCTGTTGATAAATCATCCAGAGTTGTACCGGCATAGACGGGGCTTGAATCTATTGCCCCACTCAATCCGCCTATCTCCCCCTCTCCCCAGGTGACGATGATATTGAGGAGGGTGTTAGATGTGGCACTGAATTTCGTATGAACCCAGGTGCCTCCTGTTTTCACAATCCCATAAATCACCCTTATTGGATCGGAGGCTTGTCGGGTATTGATGAGTTGGCCGTTATAATCTAAAGCATTTGGAACGACCGCACCACCTGAGCGAGCCTTATCCTTGGAGGCAACCATATTGTAGATGGTAAGGCCAATAGTAACAGCATACTGTGCTAGCTGCCCCCAGGTTATTCCAAGTCCTAAAGCCTCTGATCCTATAAATGCGGCGACATCCCCAACGGCGGTTACGACCCACGATAAGGCAGTTCCAAGAATATCATGAAATTCTTTAGGCAGTTTAGACCTATCCATTTTCTCAAAATTGCCTATCCCTAAATTTATCCTTCTTCTAAACATCATGATCCTTTAAGGAGAGACAAATTCCCCGCCTGTGTGTAGATCATTCAAGGTTGTTGTTCCTCCGAAGATGGGAACGCTATCTATCCCCGTTCCTAATCCATTGATCTCGCCTTCTCCCCAGGTTATGATAGTATTCAAAAAGGCATTACTAATTCCTGACGGTTTATTATACGCCCAGGTGCCTCCTGTTTTTACTATTCCATAAATGATACGGATAGGATCACTGGAGTGTCGGGTATTAACAAGTTGCCCATTTGCCCATATACCTGGAGGGGCGCCGGTTCGTATTAATCTGCGAGCCCGTCTCATATCATCTCTTGCCTGCCCAGCAGCCATCCTTTTGAAACCCATGTTGATTCCCATGAGGAGAGCAGTACCCGCGATACCAGAAAGAATACCAGCGGTGCCAACGACGGCGATGGCAGCAACAATGGCTGCAATCACTTCACCACATAATCTGTGGATTGTAGATTCTCGTTTGGGGAAAAGTGGAAAGTTTTTCAAACTCAAATCTATCCTAGGCATTGATAAGCCTTCGCACCTCAGTAACATTTCGCTTAAAAAATCGTAATGGAAGGATGCGTGGCCCCTTCTCATCCCTATCCGTAGTGATTACCATGAGTATCTTGGAATTCCCAACGTAGATGGCAGGGAAGATCAATAGCTTCTTGCCTTCAAGGAATTTTCTGGTCTCCTTAACCATTTTCGGGAACTTCTTTCCTATCGTATCCAACATCCTTTTAATAATCCCTTCGGAATACTTTTTCTCATTTCTAGATTCTATAATAAGCAGATCCCCCCTAAGACAATAATTTATGCCAACAGGTTTACCTAAACTTCTGAGAAATCTAATCAACACTTCCCTTGCCTCTTCCGGGTCATCATCCCATTTGGCAGCATAACTGTCCCACGTGACACCTTCAAATTCGTCTGGGAGAATGACGCCTAATTCGGTGTAGAAAGACTTGATTGTGTTAAGGCAATCGTATCCTTTCACTCCTGTCAGATCACCCAGGAAGAAAGGCTTCTCAATCAGCTTATCCACAGCTTTCGCAATCATTGAATCATTAGACATTAGATCCCTCCCCCCCAGATACGTTGCTTCGTGCCCCACCAGTACTCTTTTGTTTGTAATTCTGAGATGAAAGAGAACCCCCCAAAGTTATCTTGATTATTAAGTTCAAAACACCTATCTTCGCTAAGATTACACGACACACCTGCAACGGTGTTTGATACTTTGAGATAACATTTCATCACATCTACCTCATGAGCACCTGGGTCATAATAAGTTGCATAACCACAGCCTTGAATCAGGGCTATGCCTGCTACCGTCCAAGCCAAACCCGTCACAGGATTGAGTGCCCAAACAAAATCATAGTCTGTGATAGTGGTAGATGGAGTTATTGGATCAGAGTAATAATAAGTTCCATTATATTTGATCGCCCCTGCTAATGTTCTTCCAGAAGCCGTCACCTGTTTTGCCCTAACTCGTAACGTCACCACCATCCCCGTAGCAGCAGGTGCCATAACTATGGAGGAGACACCAAAAACATCACCGGCAGCTGGTGTGGTTAGGGCTGTTTGTAGCTCTATTCTTCTCACCCCCATCTGAGAAGCATATCCCCAATTGTCTGCAAACTTGAAAGCATAATAACGATAAGCTACTGCATTGGTAACTACTATATATTTAGGGTCTGCAACGTCTGAACCTGTATGTTGATCAAACGTGGATTGGGCTATGGTCAAAGGCACCCATGTCCCATCATTGGCATAAACCAAATCTGCAAAGTCAGCCGCATCGTTTGATCCCCAGAGGGTGAAGTTCTTAGCCCCACAGTTTGTAACGGTACCGATATAATGCCCATTTTCGTAGTAGATCCTCTTGATTATCTTCGCTGATCCAAGGTCAATGTGGAATCTCTGATTAGCCACAACTGTGTTTTGAGAGAGCCACTGATTCCCCGTCCAATCTCCTGTCAAAGATTTTGCGGGATCGGTCGTGTAATAAGGCCAGGTATTTGTATCATACTTGGTTGTGGCCTTCACGTAAGTATCGCTTTGAGTTGGATACTGAGAGGTGTATGTCCCAATCGCTGTTGTATAATTATAATCCAAATCATTAACCTGGCTGGCTGGGCCAAAGAGTTCTAATTCCCTAATGCCGGAAGCATAGGAGGGATTGCTTTTGGTGATCTTAAGTTGATAATATAGGTAAGCTGTTGCATTGGTAAAATCAAAACTCTTAAACGTCTCCGCCCCCCATGTAGCGCCATTCCTGACATCTAAATCTACCCAGGTTGCTGCATCTTGAGAGCCTTGAAAGATGAAATCAAACGGACTCCAATTGATACCCCATTGAGTAATCTTATATTTATTGATAATCTTTGCAACCGCAAATTGCATCCTCAACCAAGATGGATCAGTCCCGGTTGCTGTAAGCCAGTATGTTGCTATGTTACGATCAAAAGCCTTATCAGCATTATTTCCTGCTGCGTATATACTGGAGGCTGTGAAGACTCCTCCAATACAAAGGTCTCCCAATCTGTCATCAATATTTAGATAGTTCGATCCAAGGTGACTTCTGGTAAACTCAGCCAATAAATCCGAGATGGGGCTACGATAAACCTCCCCGACATACCCGCATTCCAGTCCTTTGAATATCCATGGACAGGATGGGGTATGCTGTCTTCGAGGGGTCATCAACTTCCATCTGACCATATGAGAGAACACTTCAACCCTTGCCTTCACTCCATCCATCGGCATTCGATCAAGGAAGCCTTGGAAGATAATTGCGGGTTCTCCAATGATCGCTTGATTGATGTCAAGAAGGACTGTTTCAATCAGACATTGACTTCCCCTAATATCCTCACTCAGAACCAAATCAGAGAATTTCTGATCAGCATTGTCTATCTCAAGGGTCATACTATCAAGCTGTCCGGTGACAGTTGAACCTATAGGGTCAAATTCAATCCCTTTTGGAATCCACCAATTTCCATCCCAGTAGACTTCATTCTGCCCATCCGTCCATCGATAGGTGTGAATCTTGGTGGTAATGGTAATGAGGCATTGCTGCTGAGTAACTTCCTCAAGTAACTCTGTTTGGAGTTCGACTGGAATTTGCCGCACTAAATTATCCTCCTTTTTAACAACCAGTAATTTGTTCTTGCTTCTGATTGTTTTTTCTTCGTCTCCCTCGAATGACTCTTTCCAAACATTCCGTTATTTTCTCCTGAACTTGCCTCAGATATTTTTCTCTTGGTTTCTTCTGAACGATGTTTTCCTTCCCATCCGTTAGGTTTACCTTTCCTAGCCTCAGACATCTTTTGTTTTGACTCTTCTGAATGATGTTTACCTGTCATACTTTTATTGCCTTTATGAGATTGAGACATCTTCTTTCTAGCTTCCTTTGACGTCGTATGACCCTTCAAGCCTTCAGATATCTTTTTCTTGTGCTCTTCCGATTTCAATATTCCTTTACGTTGACCCATCAAACTTTCACTTATCTTCCTTTTCTGCTCCTCAGAATGCTTTAAACCAGGAGTCCCATCACCACCATTGGTTAAATTTGTTAAGTGACAGCCATCAGATCTTAGAACTTCTATCCAATATTGCTCGGATTGTTTTCCCTCTTCTGTGTTATGAGTCTCACAAATAAGAGCAATTTGAGGCTGTAAATTCTTAACCAATAAAGATTGAATCCATTTATGAACATACGTTCTGGGCTTCAACTTACTGGCTTGCAGGTGGGAGAGAAGACGATCTTCAAGGTTTTTTGAGGTTAAACCCACATATCTAATTTCACCCGTTGAGGGATCCGTGAGTTTATAAATCTTGG